GTCGACGCGGATGAGGCTGAGCGTTCCATGCACACCTTCGTCGAGAAGGTTCGGAGCGGCGACCCGCTCTACCAGTCGGACGACCAGATAGCGGAAGGAAACGTCGATGACTGAGCCATTCGACATTATGCTGGCCGGCCAAAAGCAGTTTGACCAGCTTGCCAGCGACAAGCGTGCGGAAAGGGAATGCCGGTTCACGGAAGTCCTGCTGGACTGCGGCCTTCCCTACGATCTGATCAAGGGTTACACCTGGACGGAAGCCAGGAACCTCTCTGCCAGGAAGCTGACGGTAACCGTTCAGGGATTCACCTTCGTGGACAGCTACCAATCGATCGACGTTCATCCCAACTGCACGGTCTGTGATGAGCCCGTCGGCGGGCGCAGTTGGAAGATTCCCACTGGTCCTGACGGGGCGACAGCGGTGTCGAACCTCGCTAACCTGGCGGACCTGTACCGTGTCGTGACGCTTTGGAAGCGCGACCAGAACTATCACGACGGCAAGTGTTTGAAGTGTCAGAAAGGGCGTGCGAAATGACTGAGGAATGTGCGATCACTCCGGACGAGGTTGTCCAGAGCTACCGGAAGCTGGGCGTGAAGGCTATGCAAGACGGGTATGTCAGCATATGGTCCGGTGAGCTTGATGGGTGTTGCGGCCTCTCGGCCGTTGCTCTGGCCAGGGCGAGCGGCGACGAGGTCGAAGACCTCGTGTGGGCGCTCAAAAATGACGGATTTGAAACGCTCAAGAAGGAGCTGCAACTGGAAGACGGGTTCGCCCAGGGATTCATTGCCGGCTTTGATGGTGGAACAAATAGCCTCGAAGGTAGTGCAGAACGTGGGCGTAAGTGTGGCATAGCTGCGTGGGAAGAGGTTGTTGCGGCGAACCTCGCGAGCGACGACGACGGCGACTATGACGACTCCTAGACGGCCCATCTACGTGAACGTCCTGGACTGCCAGACAGAGGGCACTGCCGACTGGACACTCAGACGGCAGTATCGAGGTCGGACTCGTGGTGGCTGAACGCACCGAGGCCGCTCGAAGGTACTCGCGTTGCCGATTGGGATGGTCCGTTCCGCGGCAGGGATTCTCTATGCTGCGTACTTGCCCGAAGACGTGCCGGCGTGGGGGACTTGGGACCGTATGGACGCCGACGACGTGGAGTTAATAACGAACGACGAAATTGTCGCCAGAGTCGAGGCGAGTCTCGCCGCGGATGGTTATCAATTGGGCATGGACGACGGATACTCTCGCGAGGAACAGATAGCCTGGACCGCTGAGTATTTGAAATTGCCATGGCGGCCGGGACAGTTGGAGGAAGCACGATGATACTCAGACAGACCAGGGACGGACATGTAGTGATTATTCCGCCGCTGACTGCCAGTGAGCGAGAGCGGATAGTGAAGCGGCAGATGTCGCCCTTCATCTACGACCAGGCGGCGGGCATTGAGTCGGCAATTCAAGGGAGGCGGACCATGTTTGCCGAGGCACGAGCGCGTGGCGACCGTGAGGTAGTGGATGCCGTTGTGAGAGCGAACAGGCTTTCCCTTGGACTCTGAGTACGTCCACAGATTATTCGGCCTGAAGCCGGTCACCGTGATGACGGATGAGGAGCTCCTGGCTGAGGAGCAAGCCAGGTCTGCCGAGTGCGCACGGACGTGGGACCGAAGTGAACTGGAGCATTATCGTGCGGTTATTGCATGGGAAGCCGTGAAAGACGAGCAGTTGGCGCGGCTGTGTGTAGGAATGACTATTCGGCAGCGGCGTGAGGCGAGGCTGATGGACTACCGCACCTGGCGGACGACGAATGATTAATGGAAGGGAAGGCATTATTGCAACCGGCTGAGTACATATCTGGCGGCATTGCGCTGTGCATTATGCTCTGGAGCTTTGGGCCTGCGTACAGTTGGCGGCGCAGGCGACGAATACGTCGCTACGGAGTGCGCAGCCTCATGGACCTCTAGGCGATTATTATTCACAGGGATTATTATTGTTGGTGCGGGACCATCCCGTAGCCGCCGGCTCGGTATAGCTCTTCCTGGGGGCCATTGCCGATGCCGGCGGCTATTATTGTGTCCGGCGTCGATTATTGATTATTGGTTATTGCAGATCAGTTATTTTGCGTGCGCCCATACGTGCGTGCGCCCCCGCGCCCGTTTCCTTCAATGGCCTGATGCCGACGAGCGTGAAAGCGGCCTGGTCGCGACGCTCCGTCACGAATTCTCGCCGTAAAACTTCCCTGAAAAAAACTTCGTAATCGAACGGTTTACCCCTTGCGCTCCGTAGCAGGATGCCTATCATAGGTATGTAGCCCGTGATGCACTCGTCATCACGCTACTGATTCATAGAAGGGTTGCCCGATGTTCAGTTTCTTTTCTCGCAAGTCCGTAGTCAGTGCCCCCGTAGCGTCGACGCGTAGAGCGCCATCACATAAGGGAATGAAGGTTCCCACGTCGCGACTAGGGAACCAGTACACGCCCGCTCAATGGGCACTAATGGGACCGGGAGAAAAGTCAGGAGCTACCAAGCGTGCCATCGCCGCAGGCTTCCCTAGCGCTGTTGTAGGTGAGCCCTTGCCGTCACTTGATCGTGTTAAGCAGTCCGCACCGAAGAACGTCAAAGCGTCTGCCCCTCGCCCAGCTGGGAGCGCGCTCCCGAATCAGTACACAGCCGCCGATTGGGCGAAGTTAGGACCGGGCGAAAAATCAGGTGCAACCAAACGCGCCATCGCCGCAGGCTTCATGAGCGCCGTCTACGATCCAAAGAGCGATATCAGCGCTCGAACCGTACGCGCTACCATCTCTGCAAAATCCCTCGCCAAGAATGGGGCGACTGTCCAGGATGTGATTGAACAGGCGCGACGTGACGATCAAGGCACCGATGCGCCCGTAGTGACGCCACAAGCCAAAGCAGCACAGACTCGCAAGGCCCGCAAGGCGAAGAGTGCAGCGATCAATGCAGACGCCGCGACCGGGACACAATCATCCGCCGTCCGTGATACCGCCATGAACCGCAAGGCGTCCGTGAAGGATGAGATACCTAACGGGACCGTGCAGGCAGCTACCTTCGATAGCTCCTGTCCTGTCTGCTCATCGCCCATGCTGAAAGGCACCAGCATCACGAAGGTCGCAGGACGATTCCAGCACACCGAGTGCCCTGCTACTGCTTCCCTTGCCACTGTCCTGAAGGGGCAGTCCCTTACGTTCAGTGCCATCAACAGCATGTCCGCAAGCCAACTAGTTGAAGCACTCGCGAGCGACCTCCCAGGACTGACTACGATGCTCGAAGCCACCCTAGAGCTAGGTATGCAATCCCTACAGTCCCTCACCGATGCCCTTACCCTTCAACGCAACACATCCGCTAAAGCAGTCAAGGCACCTCGCAAGGCGCAAGCCGCATAGCTCACAACCAAACCGCATCCCCTACCAGTAGAGCCCTACTCACTCAACGAGTAGGGCTCTACTCATGTCCTGAATCAGACAGACAGAACAGACAGAGGCGAGGCTCACATGCTAGATACACCTACACGTAGACGTACAGACACAACAGACGCCCTGGACAGACCCATAGGCTATACCCATACCCGAACGATAGGCTATGCCATGCCAGAGGCTTGTACGTGCCCGTATGCCATATTCGTATCCACCGCTCGTCTGCCCCGCTGTTGTGTCGAGCTTGCATGCGTGTCAGTCGCACGCTCAATCGCGTCGCCGTTGCGCATGCGCTGTGCGTCTGCTCCGTCTGGCACGGCTGTGATGGCTTGTGATGGCTGTGATGGCCGGTCATCCTGTGGCACGGTGGCGGCACGGCCGGTTGGCGGCGGTCGGTGGCCCCATTGCGAGCGGTGGTGGTGGCGGCGGTCGGTGGCGGACCACCCTCATATCGCCTACACCCAAAAAACCAAACCAACCCAACATCTGGAGATGGGGGATACGTCTCCTCCGGTGGTTCTGGGAGAGGAGGAGCAGGAGAGGGCTCTCTGAGCCATCGACTGCAAGACTCGGAGCCCTCCGGTGAGAGGTTTGGGGAAAGATGAGTGGGGGATACGGAGGTCTGCGGTGCTTGGGGTGGTGGAGCACCGACCGAGGGTCACGGGGGGTTGAGCTAAAGCTGCAACCGCCCCGTAAGGTATTGATCTAAAGATCAATCCTGCGCGTGCGGGCGCGGGAGTATAGCACGGAGGGGGGGAATACAGGCTTTTCGAAATTATGATTGACTGAGAGGCATGAGCGAGCTGAAGAAAAGGACGCTACGGAGCAAGCTGCAGCCACCTAGGGAGCACAAGGCCTTCGTACCTGGGCGAGATCGGCCGCTGTGCCCATGGTGCCACGGGGTAAACCGGAGGCAGGCACAGGCGAGGTACTGTTCGGACCGCTGCGGCAAGGCTGCATATCGGGCGAACGGAGGGGCACATTGAGCGAGGCATTGGAGCCGGACGAAGTCTTGGATGAGGAGGACGTCGTTGGTCAGCTGACGTACCAGGACTTCGAGCAGATGGCGCACAAGCGTGCGCCCACTCGGATGTACGAGGACAAGTTCGATCAGGTGAAGGCGAAGAAGATTCTGGACCTGGTGAGGGCTGGGAACTACATCTTCATTGCAGCGGCTGGGGCGAGGATTGCGAACAAGACGCTCTACAACTGGATGCGGAGGGGCGCTCGGGGAGAGGAGCCGTTCGAGTCGTTCCTGGAGGACATCAACGAGGCGCAGGCGATTGCGGAGAGCGTCGCGGTGATGAACATCAGGAAGGCTGGCGAGACGAGCTGGCAGGCGTGGGCGTGGTGGTTGGAGAGGACGAGGCCTGACCGATACTCGAGGCGGGACACGTTTGACCTGAAGGTGACGCTCAGGGAGCAGGTGGAGATCATTGCCAGGGAGAAGGGGTTGCCGCCGGAGCGCATGGAGCAGATGTACATCGAGGCGAAGAAGGTCTACCGGACGCTGGACGACTGATGAACTTCACCGAAGGAGGGCAAAAGCCTCCGAAGACACGGGTTTTAGCCGGTTTCGCTGCACCGATGGTGAAGTTGGGGTCCAGATAATGTGGCGACGGGCGACCTGTCATAAATGCGGGCTTCATGGTGGTGTCAAAGGATGGTGCCTGACGCCGGAAGGGTATTACTGCCCTGTGGATGCAGATGCCCTGCCGCTTGAGGCGCTGGCGTTCTGCAAATGGCAGGGGAGTCAGAAGGATATCGACAAGGAGAGAAGTCGCATTCTGGAGCTCGACGCAATCGTTGAAGCCCAAGAGCGTGACCTTCGCCGGTTTGCAAATCTAGCAGGCCATCCTCTGCCGCCGCCTCCGCCGAAAACCCTCGGCGGCAAGCGCAGGCACTATCCCGAAACGACGGGCATCCTCGATGTAGTCTCTCAATGGTTCGTCAATGGCGAGGCTTGATAAGCAGGAGCGTGCCAGGCGTGCGGCCATCATTGCCTGGAGCTCGCTGGAACAGGATGAGAAGGAGCCGCCGGCCGCAGGGGAGCCGCATGCCTACCAGATACCGCCGGAAGACCTGAATCCGGACGACCGCGACTGGGCCATCTGGCTGCTCGAGGGAGGCCGCGGGGCTGGGAAGACCTGGACGGGGAGTCGGTACTGCCTGAGGTATCTGCGGGAGATGGGGTCAGCGGCGCGAATCTACATTGGGGCGCCGACGAGGGACGATGCGCGGGACATCTGCGCTGAGGGGCCGAGCGGTCTGATAACGGCTGCACCCAGCGAGTTTGAGTGGCACCGCTCCGACCGGCAGGCGTTTCACAAGGGAGGCGGCTACGTGCGCTTCCTGGGCTCTGAGGAGCCGGACAGGTGGAACGGGCCGGGGTTTGGGCTCCTGTGGGCCGACGAGCTGTCGCTGTGGAGCAATGCCAAGGGCACGCACGGCGGCACCAGCTGGGAGATGGCGCAGTTCTGCCTCAGAGAGGGCGACTGGCCGCGGGCCGTGGTGACGACGACGCCGAAGCGCTCTGCGCTCATCAAGCAGATCAAGGGCTACGACACTACTAGGGCCGTCCATGCCACCACGTACGACAACACGAAGCTCCCGCCGGCCAGGATAGCCCAATGGGAGGCCATGTTCGGCAAGGACACCCGCCTTGCGAGGATGGAGATGCTGGCGATGGACCCTCCGGCAGTGGAGGGCGCCATGTGGGACTACGACTGGATCGACACGTACCGGCGCAGCATTCCCGTGGAGGATCTCCTGCCGCAGCTTGCGCGGGTCATCGTCGCCATCGACCCCGGGGGAACGATGAACCGCCAGTCGGCCATGACCGCGATCGTGGTCGTTGGGTACGGATATGACGGGCACCGCTACGTGCTGGACGCTGAAGCGGCGTTGTGGTCGCCAAACGCCTGGGCGCAGAGCGCCATACGGAAGTGGGCCAGGTATCAGGCGGAGAAGATCGTCGCCGAGAGCAATTATGGGGGCGACATGGTCGAGGCCACGCTGACGAACGCCTGGAACGATGCGGGGCTGTCCGGGGAGCTGGGGTTGTGGGGTGGCCTGCCGTTTGAGCAGGTGCATGCCAGTCGCGGCAAGGCAATCAGGGCTGAGCCCATCGCCGCGCTCTATGAGCAGCATCTCGTGCATCACAACGGCATCTTTTCCGACCTCGAGGACCAGATGACCAGCTTTCCGGTTGAGGTGGAGCGCTTGGACCTGATCGACGCGCTGGTCTGGGGCCTGACGTTCATTGATACGAACACGTCATTTTTGTCGCTCGCGACGGGGAGAGCCAAGGGATGGTAACCGAACAGTGGACCGACCACGAATGGGGTCCGTCGCTCCTGAACAGGCAGCCAAATCAGAGGCTGGAGTGCCTGCACCGGAAGTTCATTCTGAAGGTGGTGCGCTGCGTCCATCTGGGGGGGGGCGAGTGGGTCGCCGAGGTTAACGACACGCTGTATAACACCCACTGGCATTTTACGTCCAGGTGGGCACAACGCCCTATGAGGGTGGGCCGCTCTTTCTGCATCTGCTCGACATGGAAGAGCCCTATCGCTGGGATGATGCGATCCGTGCGCTGACGTCAGGAGAGCTGGAGAAGTGGGCTAAGGATCATGTATCGAGCGGGTGAGGCCGGTGCTAGTGTGTTCGAAAGGGACACGCAGTTATGAGCGCTGTAGAACCAGTAGAGCCAATAGAGCAGATTCGCGCTGAGCGGGATGCGCTGCTCAAATGGGCTGGATGGGTCGAAGAAGGGTTAGCGATCCACGAGTGTTCTGATCCTGGATGCAGGACACTGCGCGATATTCGAGCGCATACAAAGCTCGTGCTAGATGATATTCGGCTTCGCCGCAATGACGCCTGACACCGAGATTAAGACGGAACCAGCACTAAGGCAACGAACCTGCGACTGCTGTGGCCAGTCCTTTGCGCGTAGTGCAGCTGGCAACCTCTGCGACTTTTGTAAGTATCGGTATGCCCTCGGTGCCGATGGTCTATGGCATGTAATTGCTCCAGCTATGGTTGAAGGTGGTTTAGTCATGCTGCCGCCAGCGTTTGTTCGTCCCTATCGTGGATGACTTTGGCGACTCCCTAGCTCGCGTAATCTGGACAACCGTGATTACGGCGCTGATCATTGGCGTCCTGGTCGGCGTCTTCGTCGTGTGGGCTGTCCCGAGGATCGCCTCGCATGTTGTTCTCAGGTGACGGAGAGCGACTGAACGGTGAACGTCTGTCTGCTAGTCTTGATTGCGGAGTCGAGTATGGAAGAGCTCCGCTGTAGCTACTGCGATGGCGTTCTCAAGCGCCTCTGGACGCTCGACCCTGCTATCGGCGCGGGTAAGGCCGTGAGCGAGGTGTCCGTCTTTCCCGACGAGCCGTCAACGACCTGCCTCTGTACCAAATGTGGGCGGCTGCAGGTCTTTCAGGGGCTCACGCATGTGGATGCTACGGCTATCGACCCCGCGGACCTAAAGGAAGTTGAGGAGTAGCCCATGTTCCGAGTCATCTTTGCCATCGTTGCGATCGTCTGCTTCGCCGTAGACTTTCTCCTCGTCATCGTTGGGCAGGGTGTTCCACCGCAAGTGGTGGCTGCATTGCTCTATCTCGGCCTGGCGTTCTTCGCAGCGACGGCGCTGCCCGTCCCCTAGCTTCGCGCTATCGACAGTATGCGGATGCACTGTATAGTGGCAATCAGGCTGCTGACCCCTTCGGCGTGCGTCTGGACGCCAGCGCTGCGCAAACTAAAGCTCCCCATTTCCGTTGGGAGCGCCAACGGATAATCGTTGCCGCGTAAGCGCACAGCGCCTGCCGAGGCCGAGCGGGCGACCGCAAATCCTACCCCGACCCCTGAACTGGCTCTGGAACTGGCCGAATCAGCGGGCGTCCTTACCGTCCTGTCTCCCGGCCGACTCTCTCGCGACTTCCCGCAGCAGATGCCGACGCTGCCCATCATCCTGCCGCCGAGCAACGCGGAGGGTGCCTGGGAGTTCTTTCGCGCCGACGAGCAGACGCTGCGCCGCTTTCCTATCAATCAGATCCTCGACTGGCTGGTCGACCTGAGCCCGGACTGCTCGAAGGCGCTCTGGGACTTGACCAGGATGTGCAATCCGTCGGTCACCTCGCAGGCGTTCATCGTCGATACGAATGAACCGCACCCAGAGGCGCAGCGAGCGCTCGACGCTTTCGACCAGCACCTCGGCAATATGTACGGCTCTCCCGATCGCGTCTGGAACGAGCACTTCATTCAGGCATTCATGCGCGGCGCCATGTGCTCTGAGCTCGTGCTCGATCAAAGTGGCCGCCTGCCCATCGACTACGTGACTCCCGACCCATCCACCTTCCGGTTCAAGCGCGAGTATGACCCGATCCGCGGGCCGGTCTGGGTGCTGGGTCAGTTCCAATATCCTCTGTCGAACCAGGTCGTCGAGTTTGGAGGCTTTGTGCCAATGGCCAGGCCGACCATTCGCTACGTGCCCATCGACCCGATGCCGGGTGTTCCCTACGGCCGGCCAATGGTCGGGCCCGCGCTGTTCCCGACCCTGTTTCTGCTCACGCTGCTGCACGACATGCGCCGCGTCATTGGCCAGCAGGGCTACCCCCGCATCTCCATTACGGTCAACCTGCAAGCGCTCATGGGCCTGATGCCCGCCGAGGTGCGCATGTCTCCGGCCAAGTCGAAGGAATGGATTGACCTGACCATGAAGGAGATCGCGGCCAAGTACGCGCAGCTCGAGCCGGACGACGCCTATATCCACATGGATGCAATCGAGGTGAGTGGTCCCGTCGGCACCGTCGACGCCCGCTCCATTGGCGGCATCAGCTCCATCATCGAGGTGCTCGAGCGCCAGTCCGTTCGCGCTATCAAGAGCATGCCGATCATGATGGCGCTCACCGACGGTTCGAGCGAAGCCAATGCGAACCGGCAGTGGGAAATCCAGGTCTCCGGCCTTGCATCGCTGCAGAAGCTCGCCGCGGCCATGATCAGCGCCCAGAAGCAACTGGCGCTTCGGGCACAGGGGATTCAGGCCAAGGTCGTTACCACGTTCGGTCAACTGCGGGCCACGCAGGCGCTCAGGGACGAGCAGGCGCGTGGGCTCAAGCTGCAGAACAACGCGATGGAGTACGACCGAG